CCAGAGAACCTTGAATGGTTGATTGATCGTACTGAGAAGTGGTGTCAAGACCGTGCGGTATTCAATGCGGTAATGGAATCTATAAGTATTATTGATGGGAAGCACCAGACGCTATCTAAGAATGCAATACCGGATGTATTGAGTAAGGCACTGGGTGTGACCTTCGATACAAATATCGGACACGACTACTTAGAGAACGTAGAAGAGCGTTTTGACTTCTACCATACTCAAGAGGAGAAACTGCCTTTTGACTTGGACTACTTCAACCGTATCACTAAAGGTGGACTACCTAACAAAACTCTCAACATCGCACTTGCAGGTACGGGTGTTGGTAAGAGTCTTTTCATGTGTCATTGTGCTGGCAGTGCCTTGTCACAAGGGAAGAATGTCCTGTACATCACTATGGAGATGGCTGAAGAACGTATTGCGGAACGGATCGATGCAAATCTACTTAACGTCCCGATAGATCAACTAGAGAACCTATCTAAGGATATGTTCACCGACAAGGTACATGCGATTGCGAAGAAGACGCAGGGTAAACTGGTTGTTAAGGAATACCCGACAGGACAGGCGAATTCATCACACTTCCGTGCGTTGTTGAACGAACTAAAACTAAAGAAGAATTTTGTACCCGATATCATCTATATCGATTACCTAAATATATGTGCATCATCCCGTATGAAATCTATGGGTGGTGCGATTAATTCTTATACATATATTAAGTCGATAGCAGAAGAGTTACGTGGACTCGCAGTGGAATTCGATGTTCCTATTGTATCCGCAACACAAACGACTCGATCTGGTTATTCAAATGATGACGTGGGTCTTGAGGATACATCTGAATCATTCGGTCTACCCGCTACCGCAGACTTTATGTTTGCCTTGATTTCAAATGAAGAGTTATCGAATAACGGTCAAATACTTGTCAAGCAGTTGAAGAACAGGTATAACGATCCTACCACGTATCAGAGATTCGTTGTGGGTATTGACCGTAGTAAAATGAGGTTGTTCGACGTTGATCAAAACACATCACCGTTGAATCAGGAAGAGGATACTGGCCCCGCATTCGATAATAGTTCAAGTGGTCAGCGACTCAGGTCAGAAAGATTCGAGGACTTTAGGGTATGACACCATACGAAACAGTAGCAATAATTATGACGTTGGTCACCTTGTCATTTTGGCACGGTCACCGACAAGGAAAGGAATCAGGAACACTAGATGGTATTGAATACTGTCTGGAGTTCATGATAAGGAAAGGTTGGATGACCGAAGAAGGTCACAAAGAGATGGAAAATTTAGGTGAGCGAACATAGTATACCGCCCGTATCGTCGGTAACTGCTCTACCCGTTTCAGGAACATATCCAACAACTCAACAGACAGAACCAGTGGAGAGACCATTGGTGAAGTCAACCGTTAAAATTCTAGCTGCAACGTCTCAACAACAAGAGACAGTTTACACCTACAATAGAAACGGACACTTGGAAAGTACAGTGGTAAGATCCCACTATATAAATTTGTTAATTTAATGTAAGGAAGAATGATGAGTGAAGTGAATTTGGTTGCGATTAGTAAACCGAACGTTGGTGTGACTGATGGTGTGGATGCAAACGAGTTGATTGCATATGTTGCACGGGTGAGTAATCCGAGCAATCAGAGTAATAGTTCGACTGCACCAAAACTCTTACGGTATCTGATCAAGAATGATCACTGGTCTCCGTTTGAGATGGTGCATATGACACTAGAGATTAAGACAACCCGTGATATCTCACGTCAGATTGTCCGACATCGCTCGTTCTCATTTCAAGAGTTTAGTCAACGATACGCAGAGTCAGAAGATTTTCTGCTTCGTGAAGCACGTCTGCAGGATCCTAAGAATCGACAGAACTCTATTGAGTTAGAAGATGTCGAAGACTTTGGTAAGGGTGGTAACAAGACCCAACACGAGAGACTCTATGAAGACTGGAACATGAAACAGTCCGAAGTTATCAATGCGTCTAAAAAGGCATATAACTGGGCACTAAATCAAGGTATTGCAAAGGAACAGGCACGTGCAGTGTTACCCGAAGGTAATACTCAAACCACACTGTATATGGCAGGATCGTTGCGTTCATGGATTCACTATTGTCAATTGCGTCGAGGTAATGGTACACAGAAAGAACACCGTATCGTCGCAGATCAATGTTGGGAACATATCGTGATGCACTTCCCAGATGTTGCGGAGGCAGTAAATGAAATCAGTTAATCGATTTATTTGTCCAGTTATAGAAGTGGACGGAGAACTTTGTCTGGAATTTCCAGATAATTTAATGGATGCACTTGACTTATCAGTAGGTGATGTGTTATCATGGGAACCACAACCTATGGGAACGTGGGTACTTAAAAAATTTGTTGAGGAGAAAGAAAATGGAGAAGGGTGACGTTATTACTATCATGACACCTATTGGTGAATACGTTGGTAGATTTGAAAACCTAAACAAGGGCGAGTTGTATGTGACAGACCCTAAATTGATTGTGAACAGTCCAGACAACAAGGTTGGATTTGGACGTGGTGTTTGCATGTCAGCAGTAGAGAACATTGAAGAGGTTACTTTCTGTAACTATCTTTTCATTGCACCTACTAACGAAACGTTTGAGAAAGCGTGGCGTGAGGCGACTTCCGGTCTGATTCTATGACAGAAGTCGTAATCCGTAATAAGGATCTCCTAGAGACTCTTAACGGGTTTAAGGATGAACTGTTTGCTGTCGAGGGTTATAATGACTCTAAGTACAGCATGTACAGTCATGAAGAAGATACGAAGAACGGACGTGGTGAATACTGGTGTTCCGATGAGTATCTTAAAGAGTGTATGTCCCGTGATCAATTAGTCGGAGTACCTGATCGGCATTACGCAAATCCCATTGCAAAGATGGTACGTGCGGAACCTGAGAAGTGGGGTGACTATATGAAGAAGGTGAAGTATGACTTTGCCGCAGAGATCGGTGCACACACGTCTGCACTATTGTCCTACTATCCGCCTGGCGGATTTGTAGGATGGCATACTAACTATGATGCAAGTGCATATCAAGTACTGTTTACTTGGTCTAAGGGAGACGGATATTTCCGTTACCTAGATAAAAATACAGGTGAGATTGTGACTATCCAAGATGTAGAGGGATGGCAGTGTAGACACTACTATTTCGGGCCAGAGGATGAACCCCACAATCATTGTTGGCATTCTGCATATGCAGGAGATGAGAGAATAACACTTGCGTACAAGTTTTGTGGTTATGGAGAGAACTCTCCGGAAGACCAACAAGCAAGACTACTACGTGATTTATTGATTGAGGAAATTGAAAATGAGTAAAGAAATTAAAGCACACTTGCCACCATTTGATACAGTAGATGGTGGTCAATACACGGGCAGCGTCAGTAATACTGGCACTATCACCGTAGACACGATCCCCTTGGATACTGTTACCCTAACCCTCACAGACACCCCTGAATACAAATTCAGAGAGGATGAACTGATTGCTGAGTTCAAGGGTTATATCGATTCTACTTACGGTGGTCACTATGGTCAAGGTGGACTTCAGTCTTCTGAAGTAATCATTGACCGTGGTCATGGTATGGGTTTCTTTCTAGGTAACGTGGACAAATACAATGCACGTTATGGTAAGAAGGGTACACCCGAAGATCAACGTAAAGACATTGTAAAAATTATCCACTACGGATTTCTTGCATTGTTCGAACATGACAGGTTGCATGGAAAGTAATGCTCTTAACTAGTGGTTGTTCATTTGTCTGGGGAGATGAGTTAGAGGGGTTTGATCAAAGTCCACCTACTCACTGGGACAAAACATTCACTCATCACCTTGCAAAGAAACTGGGTCTTGAGTATGTAAACATTGCTCAGTGCGGTAATGGTAATCGTAAAATTTTTCGAGATACCATGCAGTACTTACGTAACTATTCCGATGAGATCACACACTGTGTAGTGATTTGGTCTGCATGGGAAAGAGAAGAGGTTGCAGAGAGTTATGGCCCCAGTGAAGAAGCATTGATGAAGATCAAACGGAATCAGTGTATGACTCAGTTCTCTCCTGCTAGAATCAACATGATTCGTAACATGCAGTTCGCTCAAGCACTAGAATATCTGTACGATCATTATGATGTCAAACGAACCAACATAATGGAGACCATGACATATATGACCAATATGCAATGGTTGTGTGATATGATGGGTATCAAACTGGTACAAGGTATGTTCCACTATAGATGTTGGGAAGAACTTGTGGACGTTATGAAACCAGAGAACTACAGTGGTGATGCCCCCGACAAATGGTGGGGTGAGTGGATGGAGCACATCCAAGACGAATTAAATTATCTGAGAGACGAATCCAGAGTTGGATTAAATCGTTATACAGATCTCGCCACTATCGCTGAGGAGAACGATGATATGAAACCTTCTTCTCATGCGGGTGAAAAGTCACAGCTAGTATTTGCAGACACACTATACGAAGCATTCCAGAAAGTATGAAGAACATAATTTTACAACATTGGGCAGGGCCGATGAATGAACTGGTAGAGAAGTCTACTGAGTCAATCAAAGGATATGCAGAAAGGATTGGTGCAGACTACGAGTTTATTCGTGGTGTTGTATTCATGAAAAAAATTGCTCACAAACTAGACTACCCGTGCCAGAAACTTATCTACCTTGATGAGAAGTATGACAAATATGACACTGTTGTCATGGTTGACGCAGACATGTTTGTCGCAAAGTCTTGTAATCAAAACATCTTCACAGACGATGTGGGTATTGGTAGACATACCGGAGTCCAGACATCGTTGCGACAGAGACTTGTCGAGATTTATCCAGACCTTGGATCCTTGGACGCACCTTACTGGGGTGGGTCAGTGTTTCGATTATCACGTGAGATCCGACAGAAGTTTCGTGAGGCATTGACCGAAGATATTGTTATGGCATTTGCTCGACGCTACCATGATGAAGGTGTGATGCACTGCTTAGCGAACAAGTTAGGTATGAAACACACCGACAAAGACATATACCTAAATGGTCAGATGTGGAACTACTCTTCGTTTGAACCCGATGTAGAACGTGCAAACTTCATTCACATTCGCACCAAGGTCACACCCCAAGGCCCAAAGAGAGAGAAGATTAAAAATTACCGTGAATTGGTACAGAGAAATCTTATCTAGGGTGTCATTTAATTGACACTTTTCGTCTTTTAGAGAAAACCAAAGTATAAATACCCTTGTATATTAACATACATGGGACTTATTTTATGCGTTACATCATTTCCTTTTGGATGCTTATATTATTGGCATCTCACTCATATGCACAGGACGCTCCTGCCGAAGGAGAAAATAGTGTAGTACCTATTGTTACTGAATCAACAGTAACCACTAATGGTAGCACAGAGACGACTCTGAAGTCGCCCCCTGCTTCTGCCATTTCACCTACAATCAACACTTCCAATTCTGATCTCTGTACTTTCGGAGTTGCGGGTGCGATTCAAACCCAAATACTTGGTATCTCTACGGGTACTCAAGTAGTGGATGAAAATTGTGAAAGATTGAAGAATGCTAAGACTTTGTTCGATATGGGCATGAAAGTTGCAGCAGTATCAGTTATGTGTCAAGACAAACGAGTTTTTGACGCTATGATGAACGCAGGAACCCCCTGTCCGTTTGACGGTCTAATCGGACAGGAAGCAAAGGCAGCTTGGGAAGTTAACTCTGAACTTGCTCCGGATGCACAAAAAGAGAAGGAAGGAATGGATGATTCTACTAAGACATTGTTGGGCGGTGCTGGCGTTGCTAGTCTGCTCGTCTTACTCTTACTCTGAGGAAGTCTATGGGACTTCACCGAATGCGGCAGCGTTTGGTTTAAATTGGGTTATGACTAACATTCTGCCCCAACAGGCAGGACTTACCGTGAATGGAGTTGTATACAGATATACTGCAGTCAAAGATCCGAACAGTGACATGATTGTCTACGTTCAGAACGAGAACGCAATTGACGGTGGTTATATCTTTAGGGAAGCAGATGATTGGTCTGGGTTGCCTGGCAACACGATCAATAAACAAGTTTCTGTAGGTGGAATTCCTATAGAGTATTGGGGTGACGGATCGATCCAAGTTGATGGAGAAGGATCCGTAGAAGATCCTTTGGTGGTTTACAATTATCGATATGATAGTTGTTATCAAGTTACGACTGATCCGGCATGTCCGGATTATATTCCACCAGTAGATCCTATTGACGTTGCTACCAGTGATCCTTTAGATGAGGATTACGTAAAAGAACAGCTTGAACGTAGAGCAGTTCTTGATGAAGAAGACGAAGAAGACCGTAAAAGAAGACAGAAGATGTCTGAGGAAGAACCAGAGGATAGAAGACTAGAGTCTATACTGGGTGCAGTGAACAGTTCTTTATTGGCAGTAGAGTCACTAAAGAAACATACAGAGATGCTGGCACTCAACTTTATTCCAGTCAACTACTTCGACGCTTTACCAGATCCTCAAAAGATTGAGGACACTGTTGTTCTGAAGGATTCTAATCTCCCTGAGAATCGAAAGGCAAGGAGACAGAGTGTTTCACAACAACTGTTACATCAAGAGTTGGTAAATCTACAGTATGAAAATTAACTATAAAAATTAGGAGCAATTCAATGTTCAGAAAAACCCTTCCCATTCTTTTAATGGGTACTATGATGTCTGCGGCAGTTGCAGCAGAGATTCCAATCGTAGGTTCTGTAGAATCCAAGTGTGTCATCACTACTGACACTCAAGGTGTCTATGGTAACCCTACTCCAAGTAAGTTGACTACTGACATGTCAAATGGTGGTGTACCACCTATCGTTCGTTACGATGTCATTCAAGCAGACTACTACAAGGCGTTAATCTCACACCCTACTACATTCACTGAGAGTCCTGCACTTTCAGACGTTGTTAACTGGGTTGGTGAAGTAACTGTCGCTGAAGTATCAGATGTCAACATGTCTGCATATGACAATGAGAAAAGACTATATAATAACGTGACTGAGATCGATCTAACAATCGCAGGTTCAACGTGGTTCAAAGTTGCCTCGACTGCAGAGTATGGTTATGACAAGGCATTCCCTGCCGGTCAATACCGTGCAACTGTTCAAGCAGAGTGTATAGCGATCTAACTCATGAAACGGTTTGTCATGACATTGTTTATGTTCCTCACGAGTGGGTACGCAAGTGCCCACGAGTGGTTACCAACCTATCCAACATTGGTTCAATCTTATGTGGAAGGTATTTTACAAACTGAGATGACTTTGTATAACGCTCGACAGGATGTTGAGTACTATGAGATCGGGGTGTTCGATGAAGAAATGAATCCTGTCTCATTTGCTACGGCTGAGAAGATCGTTAACGTTGAATTTCAAAGACGTAAAAAGATCACCGTATTTGTTAGAGGAGTGGATAGAGATAGAGCGGTCTATGTCTGTACGAAATCAAAACTATTGAGGGATACCGGAACGAAAGCACTGATTACCTCAAAAATATGTTCTAAATTCAAATGAGAAAAATTTTATTATTACTGACGTTTTTTATAGTAGGGATGTGGACTGGTGCAGCTTATGGTCAATCTTCGTCTCTTAATCTAGCGATACCTCAGTCATCACCACAGTTTCAGTCTGATAGAGTCAGAGCAGGAGACGTAGAATGTTCTGCCGCAATTGGATCATCCACAAACGTGGAGTTTGGTGTGGTGGGGATATTGAATCAGAATGATCCATGGGATCAGTACAGAATGGGTATGGGTATGGATCAAGGATTGATGCCCAGTTACAACGACAACTTCATGCGGGATGTTGGTGTGTATGCGAAGATAACCATACCACTGGGTGCACCTAAAGAGAGACTCAACTGTAACGCACTATACAAATTAGAACTAGAAAAGAAAAGACTAGAAGTCATGAAGTTAAAACAAGAAATCGCAAATCTTCGTGCACTTAAATTCGAAGAGGAGTAAAAATGGCAGAGATTGAATTTGCTGGGGTCAAATTCGCAGGGGGAAGAATCGCAATCATCTTGACTGCATTGTCATCACTAGGTGGTGCGTCATGGGCAGGTTTCGAGTTCTACAAAGACTACATGGACATGAAAGAGATTGTCCAGAACATTGACGTGAACGAAATTGAATCCCGTAACAAACAAATAGAAATAAAACTTAACGAAGCCATCGATTACTCACGTAGTATCAAGAACGATCTACGTGATGACTTTAATCGTATGGAACGAAACGTTGACAGAATTGAGGATGCAGGACGTGATCTAGAGACCAAAGTCGAGGATATGATCGACAGGGCAGATGAACGTTTTGACAACAAGAGGGACGCTTTGTCTACTGATACAGACAAAAAAATGGAAGCCCTTGAGAAGAGACTCAATGACAAAATTCAAGCATTTTTGGATAATCCTCTGGCTGATCAGTAGTCCAGTACATGCAGAGTTCAGACACTTCGGTGACTGGACTAACAAAGAAAAGGGTCTGTTTACGACATACAACATACTGGCGTACACAGACTACAAACAAACATCTCTCGCACTGAAACATCCGTGTCAGTGCTACCGTGAGGCGAATCCCCTGTTTGGGGATTATCCCTCATCTCAAAGACTGGCCTTGACACAGGTCGCATTTTCAGGTATACTATATTATTGGGTTGGAAGTGGTTCTCCGAACTATAATAATGACGCAATGTGGGGTGCGGTTGTGATCAGATCCTACGTAGTCCACCAGAACAGTGAATTGGGGATATCTTGGAGAGTAGCTTTTTAGCTATAAGAAAGCGCAAAAAAGTGTGAAAAAAGTCTAAAAAAAGTGCAAAAAAGTGTTGACTCCTTGTTTTAATTATGAGACAATATGTATGTTG